GTGGCGGTTATAACGGCGGCAATGCCGGCTTGAATACAGCCAGTGCAGGCGGTGGTGGTAGCTATAACACAGGAACTAACATGAGCAATGTGGCCAATGTGAATCTTGGACATGGATATGTTACTGTAACATTTATTAGTTCCGTTTAAACTAATAAGTATTGTATGCTTATACTATATACACTGTTCGTAACACACATCACCATAGCTTGTGTTACGCTTTATCTACATCGCAGTCAAGCCCATAGAGCAGTCAAATTTCATCCTGTAGTAGAACATTTCATGCGAGCCTGGTTATGGTTAACCACAGGCATGGTTACTCGACAATGGGTGGCAGTGCATCGTAAACATCATAGATTCTGCGAATTAGAAGGCGATCCCCATAGTCCTGTACAATTTGGTATATGGCGAGTATTATCTAAAGGAGCCTTGTTATACAATGACGCAAGTAAAGATAAAGAGATGGTTAACACATATGGCGTTGGTACTCCTGATGATTGGGTTGAGCGCCATGTATACACGCCTCACAGTAGACTTGGCATTGGTATTTGCCTTGTGTTCAATGTCATCGCCTTTGGCGGTGTTGGTGTCATAATATGGGCAGTGCAAATGTTATGGATTCCGTTTTGGGCGGCAGGAGTTATAAATGGCATAGGCCATTGGTGGGGGTATCGCAATGGTAATACTCAAGATCAAAGCAGAAACATAAGTCCAATTGGTTTTATAATTGGAGGCGAAGAATTACACAACAATCATCATTTAGATCCAGCAAGTGCCAAATTGAGCAGACGTTGGTATGAGTTTGACATAGGATGGTTTTATATCAAACTATTACAATCGTTAAAATTGGCAAAGTTAAAAATTTAGTATATAATACTTAGATGTTAGAATCTATTCAGCAAAATGTATTGCAGTTGCTTCCTGCCCGTCGTAAAACGGGACAAAATGGGTGGATATCTTTTAATGCTGTATGCTGTATACATAATGGAGAAAGTGCCGACACTCGAGGCAGAGGCGGTATAAAAACAAATAATGGACAAATTTCCTATCATTGCTTTAATTGTGGTTATACTACTAGCTTTGTTCCGGGCCGGCATTTAAGTTTTAAGTTTAGAAAATTACTCTCCTGGTTAGGTGCTGATGATCTTACTGTACGTCGCTTAGTTATTGAAGCAGTTAGATTACGAGAATTAGTATCACCGGAAGAATTAGCTGGACAACCAATCGAAGATATTACATACGAAGCAAGAACATTACCAGAACAAGCAAAAAATGTAATTGAACTTGCTAACTTTTATAGTATTGGCGATTATAATAATGTTCCAGCAGAGTTATTAGCAGCAATAGAATATGTGCATCGCAGAAACATAAATTTTACCAAGTATAAATTCTTTTGGACTCCCGAGGAAGCTTACAATTTGCACCGTAGAATTATTATTCCTTACTATTATCGTGATAATATAATAGGATTTACTAGCCGTGCTATTGTTGATGGTATTAAACCAAAGTATTGGTCAAGTCATCCCGCAGACTTTGTGTTTAATTTAGATAGCCAAAAAACAAAAAATAAATTTGTAATAGTATGCGAAGGTCCTTTTGATGCAATGTCAATTGACGGAGTAAGTGTAAGTGGTGCTGAAATATCAGATATACAAGCAGAACAAATTGATAGACTTCAGCGTGAAGTAATATATGTGCCTGATAGTGATCAACAAGGTCGCAAAACAATTGATCGAGCTATTGAATTAGGATGGACTGTAAGTTTTCCTCTATGGATGGAAACCTGCAAGGATATAAATGAAGCTGTAATAAAATATGGTAAATTATTTGTATTAAAAAGTATATTAGCAGCAAGAGAAACTACAAGACTAAAAATTGAACTTAAAAAGAAAAAACTTTATACAATATGAAAGATTATAATCCAGAAATCCAAAAATTGTTTTTAGAAATGATGCTGCAAGATGCAGAAACATACGTTCGTGTGCAAAACATTTATAACGCAGAAAATTTTGATCGAAGTCTAAGAGAAACCGCCAAGTTTATTAAAAAACATAGTGACGATCATAAAACACTTCCTACTCGAGAACAGATTAAAGCAGCAACAGGTGTTGAACTTAGAGAAGTACCTGAACTTCGTGAGGGGCATTATGATTGGTTTTTAGTAGAATTTGAAGGATTTAGTCGCAAGCAAGAATTAGAACGTGCAATTCTAAAAGCAGCAGATATGATTGAACAAGGTAACTTTGATCCAGTAGAAAAATTAATTAAAGATGCTGTACAAATTAGTCTTACTAAAGATATGGGTACAGATTACTTTGAAGATCCTCGTGCGAGATTACTTAAGATTAAATCTAATAATGGGCAAGTTAGCACTGGATGGCCGACGCTTGATCAAAGATTATTTGGTGGCATGAATCGTGGTGAGCTTAATATTTTTGCTGGCGGCAGTGGTAGTGGTAAAAGTCTTTTTATGCAAAATATTGCTCTAAATTGGATTACTTTAGGGTTAAATGGAGTATTTTTATCTTTAGAATTAAGTGAAGAATTAACTGCTATGAGACTAGATGCTATGGCAGCTAATATGAGTACCAAAGAAATTTTTAAAGATCTGGATACTTTAGAAATGAAAATTCGATTTCTAGGTAAAAAGTCTGGCAAGTTACGTATCAAGTATATGCCGGCACAAAGTAATGTTAATCATATTCGTGCTTATCTTAAAGAATTAGAAATACAAACTGGGCAGAAAACAGACTTTATCATGGTTGATTATCTTGATCTTGTTATGCCAGTGTCTGCTAAAGTTTCGCCTAGTGATTTGTTTGTTAAAGACAAATATGTATCTGAGGAACTAAGGAATTTAGCCCGTGAATTTAATATTCTAATGATTACTGCATCGCAGTTAAATCGCAGTGCGGTTGAAGAAATTGAGTTTGACCATAGTCATATTTCTGGTGGTATAAGTAAAATTAACACAGCAGATAATGTGTTTGGTATTTTTACCAGTCGTGCAATGAAAGAGCGCGGCAGGTACCAAATACAGTTGATGAAAACTAGAAGTTCTTCCGGAGTTGGCACAAAAGTTGATCTAGAATTTAATATTGAAAGCTTGCGTATTACCGACCCAGGTGAAGAAGCTCAGTCTGAAGGACATTCATTTAACAAGAGCAGTATTATGGATCAAATCAAAGCAAAATCTAATTTGTTAAATAATGAAGATTTACAATCCAACCAGATGATAAAAGCAAAACCAAAAACTGAAGTAGAAACATCTAAAATAAATGCTACAGTTGATAGTTCTAAATTAAAGAATATGTTAGCTAATCTAAAGTCAAAATCAGTATGACAACAGTTTTACTAACAGAACCAACAGATGAAACTATCAACTTTGAGTTACATTTGCTAGCAGAATTTTGGGACCAAGCGCCAAAAGTAAAAATTCTACTTGATAATATTTTAAAATACGATTCCGCTCTTGAACTTGGAATGAACGTTATAAAATTTAAACATACTTGCAAATTTAATGATAGCCATAAACTTACTATAGACAGGTATGGAAAAACAAATGATCAATCTGTTGTTAGAGATAATATTCATTTAGATCAAAAAGTAATTTTATCTAAATTAAGTATAGATGATGTAAATGTGAGAAATATAATGTATACATATGGAATTTGGTATCCAAAATATCCTGAACCATGGGCCACTAAACAAAAAATAAATGGTATTATTTTAGAAGAACATATTGCCGGCAACACTTTTTTTAACCATAATGGAATTTGGGAATTAGAATTTACTAGCCCATTTTATGCATTTATAATGAAATGGATGGGGGGAGGTATAAGGTGACAGAAACATCTTTAAAATTATCAACTAAGTTATCACCGGTAGTTGATAAACATTTTTTAGAATTAAAATATAATTGGTATAAAAAACCTCAAATTAATTATTCAAAGCTTGATTATATAAGGACAGCAGACGAATGGTTTAAATCAACTAAAAGAAATAATTTATTAGGGTGGGAAGAGTTCCCATATGTTGATGCAACCATGGGGTGTACACATTATATCGAGTCTATAGTAATAAAATATGGGTGGGATGGATTTCAAATTTTACCCGACGAATATGCATATTATGGATTAATGGGTAAATTTGGTACAGAACCTGGCAATCTTGAGCCTAACAAACCTTTAATGATATCGTTGCCTTCCTGGAGATACGGCGATTTGTATGCTGGATGGGATGATATACTTAAAGAATGTGAAAAGAAAAATATTGATATCCATATTGACATGGCCTGGATTACGACGTCAAAAGACATT